CATATCCTCCGCCCTGTCTTCCAATCCGGGGCGCGATTGCAACGCGAGGCCAATTTCTTCGGTAGGCGCGCTTTCGGCGAACATATTGACAACCGGAAGGGTGGGAAGCCCGCCCCTTGCCCGCTCGAATGAGCTTGTGCCGAATTGTAGGCGCATTAGTAAGGGCCGAGCATGTAGGATGCCGGGCGCTGGTCATCATTGAACTCCTGCAGAAGCGTTTCGGCCCGCATGAACAGTTCCGGCAAGTCTGCCGCCCGCCCGTAACGCCCGGCCATGCGGCGGGCGAGGTTGGCGACAAGCATACCCTGATACTCTTCGGGAAAATCGATGGTTTCCGATGCGCCCGTGACCATTTCAACCCGGCGCTGGTAGTCTATCTTGACGGTGGAGTTGGTTGTCGGCACCGGCCAAAGATACAGCGTCACAACCGCAAGCTGGCTCGAAACATAGAAGCACGTCGGCTCGCCGCTTGCCGCCTTGTTCGGTATCGACATGTATTCATCACGCTCGAAGCGTGTCAGCAGCCGCTCATACGTCGATACGAAACGGGCGGAGATAACCTCCCGGACATTGCTTGCCAGCGTGCCGGACGGATCGTTAGCCGGGACTGTCACCGTCCCCTCGGTCAAAAGATGCGCGCCGTCCCGCAGCGATTGCAGAAGCGCGTTCAACTGGAAAATCCCCAGGGCCATATCCTCGGCGGGGATTTCCTCACCCATTGGATAAATACCCAGCTCATCCCGGACAGCCGCGTTGACAACATCGCGGGCCGTCAATGTCCAGTCGGTAACGCCGCTAGTCGGCATAGTCTATGCTCCTACTGCCCATGCATCGGCAACAATGTCTTGCCCGAAAGAAAGCGCCGCGCCGGGTGTGGCGGGTGTGTTTATCCAGTTTCCGTCCGTATCGTTCGCTACGGTGAATGATGCAGGCGGCGGGGCCGCTACTGCTACCCATGAGCCATCGGAACCGGGTGTAACAATCCAGTCGCTTGTTAATATGCCGGTGCAACTGAATGTCAGGCTCGTCGTGCCGGTTATGCCTATCGACCCGCCACCATTCACAAGCGTGCCGGAAAGTGTGAACGTGATGCCCGAAACGCCGGTAATCTGCACTACGCCGGTTATTGTCCCCGCGCTGGCGAATGTCAGCGACGTGGTGCCGGTGAGTTGCCCGACACCGACAATATCACCAGAAGGCGTGAACGTCAGCGACGTTGTGCCCGTGATATCGTTCGATGCCGCTGTTCCCAGCGTCCCCGCCAGATCGAAGGTCAGACTGGTTGCCCCGGCCAGCAGTCCTGTGCCCGCAACAGTCCCGGCGGGTGTGAATGTGAGCGAACTTGCGCCGGTTATCTGCCCGACACCCGCAATATTACCCGTTGGCGTGAACGTCAGGCTGCTTGCGCCGGTAATCTGCCCTGTGCCGGTGATCGTTCCCGCAGGCGCGAATGTCAGGCTTGAACTGCCCGTTATCTGCCCTGTTCCGGTTATTGCCCCGGTGGGTGCGAATGTCAGGCCGCTTGTGCCGGTAATAGCCCCGAAGCCGGACAATGTGCCGGTGGGCGTGAATGTCAGTGCCGTGGTGCCGGTAACAGCGCCGCGCCCGATAAGCGTAGCGGTGGGCGCGAAGGTAAGCGTGCTGGTGCCGGTAAGCGGGCCTATCCCGTTGACGCTGGCAGTCGGGGTAAATGTCAGGCTGATTGTGCCTGTGATCGCGCCCTTGCCTGTAAGCGTTGCCGTGGGCGTGAAAGTCAGCGTGCTGGTTGCAGTTATAGCCCCGGTGCCGATAATCGTCCCGGTCGGGGTAAATGTCAGGCTTGTCGTGCCTGTGATATCGTTGCCAGCGGCGGCAACGGTAACCCGTTCCTCGTCGAACCATCCGGCAATTTTCGCCTTTGGTTCGAACCATCCATCGATCACCAGCGCCGGGTTGAACGCCCCGGTATCGATCACGTCACCGCCGCCCAATAATTGAGCGGGCTGGCAGGCGCTGCGCAGGGGTTGGGCAATACGGTGGTCAGGCCGGTAGTGCTACTCCCGCCCAAAATGAGGGGAAGCGCTCTGACCGCCGTGCCGAACACCGTCTGCTTGATCGTCGGCATCGTCGTCGTCGCCGTAACCATGATCCCGACGTAATACATCTTCGAGACCGGCACCGTATAGGCGGCGGTCATCGCCAGTGTTTTGATCGTGTTCGCCGCCCATGCCGCTGTGGTCGCGTTGGCCGATGCTGCCACCAGCCCCAGGCTCTGCGTATAGAGCGCGAAGAACTGGTTGGTCGGCGCGACCGCCGCCGTGCCGCCGCTGAAAAAACTGATGTTGGTAACTACAGTCCCCGCCTTGAGCCAGATCGGGGCCAGCACCAGCGTCCCGCTGGTCACTGTTGCGTTGTTTTCGGTGCAGAGGTGGCGGAGCGTCGTCTCCGCCAGCGAACCGCTGATACCATAATTTGCCCAGCTGCTGACCGAACTCTCGTAATCGCCGCCCGCCGCCGTCTTGTGCCGCCATTCGCCGTTTTCGTTGCGGGTCAGCAGTTCGCCAGCCAGCAGTGTGACCCCCATCAAATCAGCCGCTATCGTGCCGTTGTATTTCTGCACCGTCACCTGACACGATGACGCTGAATTGTTGAGCAGCGACAGGCGTTTGACCTTGCGATAGGTCGATGCCCCCGGTGCGGCCACCACCGTCGTCGTCGTCGCCGTGGTAATCTCGGTTTCGGTCGATCCCGGCGTGTAGGAGCCGGACGCCAGATCGACATAGGAGGCTTGCACCTCGATAGTGGACACCCCCGAGCCGGTCACCACCCGGATTATGTCCGAGGTGGAAGTCAGCAGGGTCACGTCACCGCTGCCCAGAAGGTTATGGTGCCCGCCGTGATTGCCGCAGCCGGGTTGGGGTTGGCCGTGGTCAGCCCGGTGGAACTGGACCCGCCGAGGATAGGCGCGGTGCCCGCCAGTTGCCCGCCAGTCCGCGCGGTCTGGCCCTTGATCGTCGGGACGGTGGTGGCCGTCATGTAATAGCCGATGTAATACAGCCCCGACACCGGCACCCGGTAGGGCGTGCCCATCGCCAGCGTCTTCACCGTGTTAGCCGCCCAAGCCGTGGTGGTCTGGTTGGCGCTTTCCGCGAGCAGGTTTCGACTGCCGTCGAACAGGCCGAAGCGGTAGTTGGTCGGGGTGCCCGCCGCTGTTGTAGCCGAACTGAGCGTGATGCTCGACACCAGTTGCCCGGCCCACAGGTAGATTGCCTGCATGTTGAGCGTGCCCGAGACCGCCATCGTCGTGTTGGTTTCGGTGCATAATTCGCGCGGGATGGTTTCGGACAGTGTTCCGGCAATCCCGAGGTTGACCGCCTGCGGCCCGGTGTAATTATACCGCGCGCCCTGCGTGTCGTGGTGGTTCCAGTCGCCGCCTTCGTCGAGGATCAGGTTTTCCCCGGCGAGCAATGTCACGCCGATGAGGTCGGCGGCAATCGTGCCGTTGTATTTCTGGACGGTGACGGCGCAGGCCGTGGAAGCGTGGTTATTGGTGATCGACAGCGACAGCACGTTGATCTTGTCGGTGCCGGTCGGTGCCGCCGCGACGGTGGTGGTTGCTGCCGTGGTGATATTGGTGATCGTGCTGCCCGGCGTGATCGTCGTGCCCGCAGCATTGGTCGTCATGTAGGAGGCATCGACCGTGATCGTCGAAACCGCCGAGGCGGTAACGATGCGGATGATGTCGGAAGTTGAGGTGAGCAGCAGCATCAGTCGGTAGTCACAACCAGCGCGGCGATGGCGAAATTCGGCGCATTGCTAACCGCCACGGTGTAGCTCGATCCCAAGGCCCCGCTGAAAAACAAATTGCCCGCGCCCGAAACATCCGAGCCGAGACCGAAATGCGTTACCGCCGCGCCGGGGCTTGCCGTGCAAGTGCCGAACAAAATCGCCGCCGCGTTGGAGGCTGTCGCGCCCGAGCATGTCCAGCCCGCGCCGGAGCGTGCCACGGCAATGCGGGCATATCCGGTGTAAGCCGTCTCGCTGGTTGTCTGTGTGCCGGTTTCGCCGGGGTCCGCCGTGTGCAGCGAGACATAGAATGAACCTGCCGTCGCGCTGTTCTGCAACCCCGCCGCATCGCCGATATTGGCCGCGTCGGTATTGTTGAAGATAAGCGTGTTGATGGATGTTTCGAAGGCGTTAGTTGCTGACATTAAAGGTCTCCCGGTGTGGTTGTATTGGCCGTTTCAACATCGCTGTCAGGGCGCGCGTCCGGGCGTGGCAGCCCTTCCGCCTTGGCGCTCTTCGCCAGCAAATTCGGCGGCTTGGTGTCGAAATCCTTGGCGCATACCATCAGGCCGGTCCATTCCTTGCGCAATTCGCGCGCCCGGAACTGGAAACCGCACCTGTCGCATATGCCGTAGGAGCCGCCGGGCGTGTAGCTCATGGCCATCTCCTGGAAACAGATTGCCCCGCCTTTTCAAGGGCGCGGGGCCTTCCCTTATCCATCAGGCCCCTGCGGAACCCAAAACGCCACGCCAGTCGCCCCATCCGGGGATATAGCGTTCGGTGGCTTTCGCCTTGGCATTTTCCGTGTCGAAGTCGTTATCCTGCTTGAACTCCATCGCACGGCGCTGGAACGATACCAGACCGAACGGAATATCCGTGGTGATAAACCACGCATCGGAGTCCGTAAGGTAGGGGTCCAGCACAACCTGGTTGATCACACCCTTCGTCCGCAACACGTTGATGTTGTTCGTGTTGGTTGTCGCGGTGCTCAGCCCGGATTGCAGATCGCTTTCCAGAATGCGCGAGATGTTCGCCCATTCACTCGGGTGCGCCACAAGCGTTTTGGGCTTGGACGCAATCACGATGCCGCGCGCATTCTGCATGAGCATCACCGCAGTGGCGGCGCTTTCAATCGCCACCTCCGAGATATCCGCCGCAGTCAGCAGGTTGGACTGGTTGCCCGACACGGTAGGATGCGAGGCCGAGAACAGCGCCACGCCATCGCCGCCCAGATAGCTTCCGGAAAAGCCACGGTTGAGGATATTGGCATGAACGATGCACTTGGTCGCATTCATCGAACGGGCGAGTTCATGACTGCGGCTTTCCGAAAGGCCCTTGTACTGGTTGTCTTCCAGCGCCTCGCGGGTCACGATATAGCCGAGGCCATAGGTCGTGTTGGTCAGCCGGGTCTTGTAACCCTCGCCATCGGTGTCGTACTGGATCGAAGCCCCTTCCGACTTCGCGGCAGCAAGCCCGAACCCGGTCGTTTCGACGATTTCCTCATACGCCTTGTCGCTGGTTTCCATCTGGAAATACGACTCGTAGTATTTGGCCTGCTCCTTGTATTTGGAGCCAAACCACGCATAGATACCCGGCCAAAGGGCGGACGGGTGAGTTGAACGAGAAATAGGCATTGTCCGTATCCTTCAGTTAGACGCCGGTCGTCCCGGCATCGGGCGATTCAGTGGTTTCGATCAGGCCCACCATCCAGACAGTGCTAACCGTCCCGATAGTATTGTTGACCCGCTGGCCTTGCCCGACGATGCGAACACCGTTGGTCGTGGTGGCCTTGGTCGAACTGTCGAGCATGTAGCCCGAAAGCTTGGTGTAGGTGCTGCCCGCGCCTGCGATGAGATCGACATTGTTGCCAATATCGGTCACGGCAAGGAAACCGCCCACGCCATCCTCGTTTGCCTCGAAAAGCAACGCGGGGTCGTCCGCCACCAGCACATAATCGTTGGTGGAAGCCGCACGATAACCGACCTTGATCGCGGTATCGATGACAGCGCCGGGGACGGGCGCAAAGCCCACCACAACGCCGGTAATGCGCGCACCGGCAGCGGAGCGCGTTACAGTGGGAACACCGTCTGCATCGCCCGAACCGGCGATAATCACCGGGTCGCCGATAAACAGGGCAGTGCCGTCGGAAGCGGGGACGTTGTATACGTTGAACGCCCCATTATACGGTGCGCCGCTTTTGTAGCGCACGGGTCGAAGTCCAAAGGGCATGAAAGCCTCCTATAGTTTGTTGCCGGGAACCGCGTACATATCGGCCCCCTGTTCTGCGGCTTGCGCCGCTTCGGGGCGGGTGAGCTGGGCGTTCACGGTATCGTCGATGCGTGCCATTTTCTCGGCACGGTCTTCATCCATGAACCGCTTGGGCTTCATAAGCAGATGAGTTTTCATCGGCTGGCCCGCCCGGCTTGTTCCCGCGTGGAGAGGTGCGACATCGGGCACAATATCCCAATCGTCGTTTTGCGTAAGTTGCTGAATGCGGCCCTCATCATCACGTCCGTATCTGAACTCCATGTCCGGATGTGCCTTGATGACGGCGGCGGGGATTTCCAGCTTCGGTGCAATGCCGCTTCCTTTACGGCGGCGGCGCTCTGTTCTCGTCGCTTCTTCCCTTCTGGGACGGCCCGGACGGCGGGCTTCTGTGTTAGGCTCAATCATGCGCCTGCTCCTGTTTTGTAACCTGGTTTGAAATAGATGCTGGCGTAGCGGTCGCGGGTGCAAAGCCCGCGCGCCTCATACTTGAGCGCCTCGGCCTTCACCGTGTCGGGAAGGTCTGCAAAACCCTTCCGCGTGGTTGCCGGGGCGGTCATGCGCCTGCTCCTTGTTCATAGTAAATCCTGGCGTATTCATCCACCGAGCAAATGCCGCGCTTGGCGTAGTCATTCGCCGCTGTCTTCACATCGTCCGGGAGTGTCGCAAACCCCTTGACCTGCGCTGCCGCGCCACGATTGCCGGGCTTGTTCAACGGGGCCGGGTTTGGCTTGGGCTTTTCCTCAAAGAACTCCGGGAAAAGGTCTTTCGCCTCCCGTTCGACAATCGCAATCTGCCGGGTTACGCCGATCCCCTTTTCGGATAGTTCCTGCGTGCGGCTCAAGGCCCAGCGCGTCGCCTCTTCGTCCTTCTGGAACCATGCCGCATTGCGTTCGGCAAATGCGTTGACCTCCGGGGGGATTACAGGCGCAATCTTGATCGTATCGAGCTTCGCGTCGGCGCGGTTGAAAGCATCGCTGTCGCCTGTCTCAAATGCTTCCTGCCTTTCGGCAAGTACCTTCTCACGCTCGGCGGTAACGGCACGGGCGGCAATTTCCGCCGATGTCCGGGCCATATTGCCCACCTGATCCTCAAGCCCGCGCAGCCGTCCGGTAAGGGTGCGGTTGATATCGACCGTATGCCGGACGAAATCATGCGAGGTTTTGCACTTATCAGGATCACCGCGCCACTTGTCAGGCGGGGTCCAGCCCATTTCGATTGCCAGATCGTCAACGGAAATAGGTTGGATAGTTTCTTCTTCTTCGGCCACCGGCTCGGCAATGGTTTCTTCAACCTGCTCCAGGGCTTCTTCTTCGTCCATCGGGGACACTCCTTGACCCTCTAGCGGGCCGCTCATTCCCCCTCGGGGAAGCTCTTAAGCGCCGGTATAGCCGGTCGCATTGACAAATACGCCGCCCGTTACCGTGGCGGTCAATGTCACAACTTCAAGCAATGTGTTCGCCGTGCCCTTGAGCGGCGGAGCAAACACCATGCTCATCGCTCCGCTGGCGGCTGTCTGGAGCTTCCCGCGCCACAATACCGCACCCGCCGCGCCGTCGCGGATAGCCACTTCCGTAGCGGCCCCCAGCGTATCGTTCGAAAGTATCAGCGTACCGAGGTAATTGCGCACCCCGGCCCCGGCAGCAGTCTTGATCGTCACGGCGGTAGTCGTGTTGACGATACCGCCTGTCGCCGCCGCGTAGCTCCAGAATGTAGAAGGCGCGGCACCAGTCGCGGCCCCCGTCTCATCGACAAGCGAAACCGCCGGGACATATGCCTTGCGCCCGTCCGCCCCGGTTGCCCCGGTGCCGATCATGGGATCATTCTTGGTAAAGCGGTCAGTTGCCATCGAACACACCTTTCAATTCAGCGTCCTGCACGATCCGGTATTTTCTGCCGTCCGCGCCTTCAAATTCCGTCCCCGCATAACGCTGGAACAATACCGTCGCGCCGGGGGCAGGGGCCATGCCGTCCTGCCAGTCGCCGCCCTGAAACGCCATCGGCGAAACCGCAACAATCAGACCCTTCTCGCTGGCCCCGTTTTCCCGGTCGAGGTGCTTGCCCGGCAGGATGATCCCGCCCGCAGTCTTCTCTTCCAACACGTTAATCGCGACAAGCACGGTATAGCCCATCGGCTCGAGGCCGGGGCGGCAGTCTTCAAGCTTCGGTATCATCAATCGCCTTCCAGTCTTCATATGTACTTTGCGCCAGCGCGAGGTAGCAATCGGACCGCACCCGCGCCTCATTGAATGCCGCCGGGTCAAGCTCGCCCTTTTCCCATGCCAGCGCCGCCCACATGGCCTGTTGCGCGCCCGCAAAGGCCACAACCTGCGCCATGACCCATTCGGTTACATGGTGCCCGCGCCATTCGCGGAAATCTGCCTCGCTAGGCTGCAACACTGAAACCGGCCCGGTATGCGTCGACCGTGGCCGTCTCGGCCTTGACCGCCGCATCGGATTCCGCCTTCTTCGCCTCGGCCCGGTTGCGCTCGGCCTCGCTGACTGTCTTGTCGATCTCCGCAACAGCGCCCTTCATGGTTATTTCCGCCATCGGGTCCGGCTGCTTCTCCGGCATCAGCTTGTCGATGTCTTCCATGTCCGCCGCTTCGTAAACCCGGCGCATGATTTCGCGCATATCGACACCTGCCGCCTGCGCCTGTTCCGCCGTCGAAAGCAGGAACTGCGCGCGCGCCATGCGCTGCATACGTGTTACCGATAGCGGGTCGGAAACAGGCCGGATGTCCATATCCTTGCTGTTGAAGTCCGCCTGAATATCCGCTCCCGGGTCGTCCAGCAGTTCCAGATAATCCGCCGCCGCCGCTTCGTCCGCATATTTGCCGATGTTGTCGAACAGCAGCGCAAATTCAGCCTTCAAACCCCGGTAAACGCGCTTGTAGATCGCGGTGAATACCTGCAACCCCTGTTCGATCAACGCCAGTGTGGTGCCAACCTGCCCGTTATTGGAAGCATCGCCGGACAGCACGTCCTTGATCGAAGCAATATCCTTCGCCGCGCCCAGGATCAATTCAAGCAACTGGAACATGACCGGCGACAGTTGCGGATAGGTCCGCTCAACCAGCCCGTCCTTGAGCGCCGATCCTGTGACGCCTACGGTCTTGTATTCGCCGGGGCGAAACTTGAGCGAAGACGCCTGCCCCTGACCCTGTATGCGCAGCCCCGATGCCACAAACCCGCCACCTGCCGTGGCTGCATGGTTGGCGTCGATCATCTGGTTAATGATCGTGTCGACCACCTCGCCATACTGATCGAGCAAATGCGCCAGCCCGATATTGTAGAACTTGCCCTCCGGCTCCGGCAGAAACTCGTATTTGACGTAGAACGTGCGCCGCGAAATATATGCAACCCTGCCGTCCACCACCTTGACGCTGGATGCGTCGAAGTCAGGTACCACCCGCAGCACAAACCTGTCCTTGTGGTCCAGCGTGACGATATACGGCTCCGGAATGCCGTCGCCGTCCATGTCGTAATGGCATTGCTGCTCAAGCACCAGCCTCGGTTCCCGGTCATCCTCAACCAGTACCAGCCCGGCCCGGTATTTTCCGGTCGCAACATCCCGCTTGATCTGGTGCGGATAAACCCCGTCCATACGTTCGGTAATCTGCGGCGCGTCCTTCAATGACTTCGCATCATTGTGGACCACCAAATTCAGCGCGGGGACAAAAACGGAATTGTGCTTTTCGCCGTCACACCAGACCTTCCGAAATTCAACCCCGATTGCCGCCAATTGAAACAGCAGTGCGTCGGTCTCTCCTTCCCAATCGTCCATGCGGTAAAACAGCACGGTATTCATGTAATCGCGCACGCGCAACGAACGCTTGACCTTCGCGCCGGGCGGACGCTTCCATACCGGTTCCGGCTGCATACCTTCCGGCAATGGCACCATGCCTTGCGGGGTCATAACCGCCGGGCCTTGCGGGGTCATCGCCACCGGCATACCCTGCACCTGCATCACGGGCTGGCCGTCCTGGCCGATATGCGGCTGGCCCTTGTCGGCCCCTACAACCTTGCACGAAACGGCTTCATCGCCCTTGACTATCGCCGGATAGGCCCGCGCGTTGAACTGCATCGCCGCAAACGCCAGCAGCGGGTAATGCACATTCGATGCGCCTGCCCAAGGATAATCCTTCCTTGTGCCATCGGTCTTGGCGATGTCCTTGAGCGCCTTTTCCGCGACAGTCTGCCATACAGACCGGCTGCGCAGATCGCGCTCGTAATTGTCGCAAACTTCCTGCCCCAACCTCGCCAACTGATCGACGGCGATAAGCGGTGAAATGTCGCCGCCCGCGTCCGCAAACTCCAGCAGCCGCTCAAGCACGGCAATGGTGCCGGGCCGGGCGTCAGTATCCGGTTGTGCCTGATCGGCCATGCGCTTCATGCTCCCAGCTTTCGCCGTAATTTGCCGCCAAGGGTATCGCGAATGTCAATGCCGCTGCATCGCCGATGTCCGGACTGAAACCCAGCCGCTCGCGAATGCTGTCCTTAGGCTCGATCACCAGTTCGTTGTTCGATTTGTAGCGGGTCTTGCCCTTGCCCCATGTCGCGGAAGTCAGGTCCGCATGGAACTCATCAAGGTCCGGGATCTGCACCTCACCGGCAAGCCAGTCGCGCATTACATCCCACATTTCAGCCCGGCGGTTTTCGTAAAGCTCATCGCCCGTAGGCCCTACCCCGATGGGGTTAGACCCGAAATTGACCGCGTTGACTACGTGGCCGTAACCAAGCTCAAGCAGCCTGTCCACCACCCCGGCACCCAACCCGCCAACATCGACATTAACCGCGACCGGGTTAAACTTCTTGATGATGCTTACAACATGGCCGACGATTGTCATGGTATCGTCGAAATCCCACGTCGCGCAGATATTGTGTCCCATTTTGCGGCCTACGCGGTCGATTACGCCGGTCTTGTCGCCGCCACCCCGCGCCGGATCAACACCTACGATCATTGCGCCTTGCGGGATAACCTGGCGCACCCGCGCCATGGCGACATGGTCGGACGGTATAAAACTGTTACCCGCCGTCTGGAATGCCTCGCTGGCGCCGCCCGGGTACTCCTGCTTAAACTTCCAGCACGGCTCATCGACGCTTTCGCCGGTTGCGACCGCCATGCCGCGATTTTTAAGGTAAGCCCAATAAACCTGATCCAGCGAAAGCTTGTGGACCAGCCGATAGTCGCCCCATTTGCCCGGCACGATCCATTCTGCGGGGGCCGGGGTCGTATATCCGCCATCCCAATACCACGGCATGAAAACCGCTATGTCGTCACTGTCTCCGCGCTCCGCCGCATTATAGCGCCGCTGGTAGACATTACCGATGCCGTTCGCGGTGCTTTCGAGGATGCGCTCTGTCCCGGCCAAATCCGATAGCGCCTGCTCAAGCCCGGCAACATGGTCCTCCGCATTAGGCCAGAAACCCACCTCGCTGCCGTGGAACAACTGGATTGTCGAAGACCGGCCAACCTCCTTGGTTCCCGCCGTGGCAACCGAGTACGAACATTCCCGACCCGCGAAATTCAGTTCCTTGGCATTCGATGCCCCGGCATCATGTCTGCCCCATGCCGGGGTCAGTTCGTGAAACCGCTTTGTCATCCTGAACAGATTATCGGTCGCCGCCTGCTCATGTGTCAGGATGAATGCGCTCAACCCGCGTGTGCCCCACAAACGCCAGTAGAAGCGGGCCTGCACATAGGTTGAGCAGCCCATCTGCCTGCCCTTGAGGACAATCGCCCTGACCTTTCCGGTTTCGCGGCGCTGCTTTTCCAGACGGTCGTGTAACTGGATTTGCGCATGGTTGAGGATGAATGGTTCGATTTGCCCGGCC